GCGTGCACGCGCTTCCTTTGCTTCTTGCCTTGATTCCACAAGTATTCTCTTTCGTAACACTTGTTTTGCAAGAGTATTACCAGATCATGATAGCTGGTCTCGTCTTTGAGGTAGAGGAGCTTATCGCACTCCTGTGCCATCTCGTGCGCCAGATCCTCATCTGGCTCCTCAAAGAATGGTGCAGGCTCATATGAGCCGGTGTCATCCTTGACATAAACGTGGTCGTNCGTAAAATATAAATAATGCATATTTCTATCCTCATATCCTCTGGTTGGTTATCTCTCGATTATTTAGTGTCCAATGATTGGACACTTGGTTGTTAATTAATGTAAATTTTTCAACTCAAGTATGTATTATCTCACAATGTCCGTCTACTGTCAAGCTCAACAAGTAGCGTGGTAAGCTCAACAAATTAAAATTTGTAAGCTCAATCCAATTGATCTAAGCCCGACAAACTGACAGTCATTCCAGCGTTGCTTTTTCATACGGCTGAAAGTCGAAGTGAACAGTTACTGGGCAATCTTCCCCAATTTCTGTATGAATAGCGTGATACCATTCTTTTTTTATAATATGCCAACCATTTTTAATCACATCAATTCCTCTATTGTTAGATAATCCCACTCAATCCGTGCTTGCATTGCGCGTTTTACTTTTGGATGTCCATCATAACTACCATCAACATAACTTTGCATTTGGTAGTATGCAGCATCGTCACAACTCAGCTGCTGGCTCCTACCTGCTGCCTGTGCAGTTTTTCCTAGATGCCGGTAATAGATCATTATGTCTTCTATACTCATTACAGTTATCATTAGTAGTATAGCCCCTCCTCGCTTAAGTCCTCTGCTAATTGCGCGCGTACTTCGTCACAATAATATTCATTGATTGCGTTTATTAGTTCGTCGTATAAATCGTCTGTAAAACCGTTTTCAGGTGTTACTATATCTGATAAGTCTTGGCCTAAAAATAAGTCTATGTGTTTATCTAATAGAGAATGGTATCTATCATTGTATTCATCCTCTGATATCAATGTGCATTCGTTTTCATCTGTCCTCATATCAAATCCTCCATAGTATGGTTTTGTTTGTGTTTACGTTCCCCTCGCCGAGAAGCCCGCTTTCGGTCAGTATGTACTACTGATTTATTATATTTGCGGCCGTTCTTCGCAACAGGGTTTCGAACAGATGGATATGTTCTCATATCCAATTCTCCTTGTATTCTGTTATTAAAAATACACCGTCTGTAATTTCGACAGTATAGCTTTCTGTTTTACCTATATTTTCATAATAATGAAATTCCTCTTCCAGCATTGTTTCGTATTGCTGTTGATAATTGTTATCAATTGTAATCATTGTAATTTCCTCGGTTGTTAAATTAAAACTTATATCTATATAGATCCTAATTATAGACATATGTTACACATAACATTATATACTTACGACAATTAATTATCTAATTACGACAATATTCCTCCTTTACTACTCTACCTCCAGGATTTATGCCCATAAAAATTATGGGCAATAACCAATTAAGTACGGGTAATGTAATAGTAGCTAGTATTAATTAATAGTCTCATTTTAATCTATAGTATTATTATTTTCTATAAATGCTTTTGCTTGTTTATCTGTAAAGCTTGTAATGCTTAAACATTGTCCTCTTATTTCAATGATAAAATCATTGGTTGATTCTACAGAATCGTAATAACTGTTATACTCTTTTATGTTCCCCCAACTGCCATTTGCTTTTAACAATGCTCGAGCTATTTTATAATCTTTAGTCACATGCGTAACGTAGTCTTTTTTAATAGTCGCGCCACGTCTATTCCCAAATAACACCACGCTATAGTTATTCATAATTTTATTCCGGTTAGTTTAATAAATATTCTTGTTAATATTTCAGCCAATAACATAGCACTACCAAAAATTGCTATATATGCTAGCAGTATCAATAAATTATCCATAATTAGGCTCCTACTATCATTTTAAACAATAAAAATAGTAATACTAATATTATTACTATTTTAGCTATAGACCACACTAGTCTTAAAATATTCCACGTTATTGTCATAATTATAATAACTAATATATTTAATATGTTGCCCATTGTTTTACCCACAGTTAACTGATATAAAATTCGTCATTACTATCATTGATTGATTGTGCGATATCCATCTCATCACTAGATAACACGGTTGATTGATATTGTTTTTTGTATTTTGCTGCATTACTAACATAGCAAGTAAACGAATTAACTAGATTGTATTCTCTATTAGCGTTTATAGTTTCTTTTGTTCTATTGTAATATCTACTGAAGGTAACGCTCCGTTTGTATGCAGCTTTTACTTTGTCTCCAGATTTTAATTGTTCAGGTGTGTACGCGATTAGATTGCCATTTCTTATTAAAAAACTCATAATTCTTGCTCCTATTTAGTTTTACTGCTAGTGTTTATGGTAACTAATATATTCAACCTGCTTAAGTATTCTCTTGTGTGTTATTCTCATAAAGTCACTCCCTCATCGTTGATGAATTTCAATAGTATTGGTTCGAGTTCACTTTCGCCTAATGTAATCATTTCGACCCCCTAGTAAACAGATATAGATCGTTAGGTACCATCCACGATACCCAAGGGTTGCCGAAGTCCACACCTACTAACGCATTACACCCAGTCTCTAATTCGACCACCACGCCTATTCTATTCGCGTTAATGAAGTGTTGCACCTTGTCTCCGACGTTAACGCCAGCTCCTTGTCTAACTGTGGTCATTTCAATAGCTCCTCATAGTCTGCTGTCACTTTGTCCGATACATCGATTAAACGGCTAATCAATAATAGATTTGCTTTCATTTAGTTACTCCATCTGTTTTGTAGTTTTGCTGTATTGCACGTAACTCTTCAGGACTTATAAAACAGGAACTCATGGGGTGCTGCCCTAAGTATTTACGTATCCTCTTCAAATTAGTTTTAGTGGGATTCTTTTTAAATGCTTCTAGTAACTTATGCATGCTGCGCTCCTTTTGTTTTATTAAGTAAGAAATTGCATTGTATAGTAGTAATATACTGTTGTCTATAGAATTTTATAAAAATTTATAAAATAGTTGATATATATATAATAAGAAACCACCAAAATTTTTTTTAGCTAACCTCCAGGTAAACACGCATAAAAAAATTGCTACCCTGCGATATCGCTTAATTGATTTACTAATTTACTATTTTAGCATTGCATTAAACTCAGTGATATTAGCAAGTGTTACAAAAAACGAATTAGTTTTATTGTTTTCTAGAGCACGTTCTACACGGCTAGACCCTTTTCTCGTTAACGTGCCTATAACAGGGCCGTCAAGGTGCCGTAAATCGGTATCGTCAAATGATGTGAGGTTAGGCATTGTAAGAGTATCAAATTTTGTTTTCGCAGTGTTAAACGCAATCGCGATACGATACTTGTTATCGATTGCTTTTCTTAATTGTGCTTTGGCTTGACTTGAGAACATAGAACCAGAGAATGTTAGATCATAGTTAGTTAGTTTATTCTTGCGAATTCTACTAGTAATTTTTGTATAATCGTAAAATTGACTGAACGGTCGCATTTTTATAATGTCGTTAAAATCTATATCACTAGTTCCATTCAAGCGGAATAACGCTGGAATGCCCGTTTTAAGCGCTTTTCGTTCAGCTTTATCTATTTCGCTTAATACGCTAGTCCTGAATTCTATTGGTCTTAATAGCATTAAAACTGTGCGTTTCGTCGCGGCATTTTGTCCTGTTGTCATTCCCAGCATACCACTAGAAATCAAGCAATCTTTTTTACAGCCGGCTTTTTCAGCAAAAACACATAAAGTTTTTGCCGCTACCTTATCAGCTGGTTGCAAGTACATTATGTAAGTTTCGTATTTCTCCGCTCCCTTTTCGGTTTTCATACTTGAACCAAAAAACCGCATTTGCTTATTTAAGTATTCGAGATTATCAATAGCCCATAATTTCGCATCATGCGTCAATAATGTGCTGTCATTTATTTCTGATTTACTAATGTTATACATTTAAAATCCACCGGTTAGTATTATGGTTAATAGGTTGTGGTGTGCTTCAAAAGTTAATCCGCGCTCTACCATACCAGCTATGCCGTTATAAAAGCTCTCGTCGTTATCAAATACTATTTTCATTGTAAAACCTCGGTTGGTTGATTTGTTTCAATACGTAGTATTATACAGATGTTTTTTATTATTGCAAGCATTTCATTTAAATAAATACTAATTATTTTCACTCCTTATATATATACACACGTTTTGAGCGGTATACGAGCACGTTAAACCGCGAAAAACTATAAAGATACGCAATGGTTTAAGTAGAGCTATAACCCCATTTTATATAGTACGGTCGCTTGTACGTGTTTTTTCTGTCGACACAAACAAAAAACTTTTACCCGCACGATAGGCGAAGATAGGCGCAAACTATCAGACGATAGGTACAAACTAACAGACGTTTCTAGAAGTTTCTATGTACATTTATATAGTGCTGATATTTCATATATTCATATCATTACTGATATGCTGATGTTCTATACATACTGGTAATATATATATATACTGTTAATCTATACAGTACTGATAATCTATACAGTATATATATTTATACAGTACTGTTAATTTATACAGACTATATCTATATACAGTACTGTTGATTAATACATACTATAACTATATACAGTACTATATTTATATACAGGTATATGTTTATACAGTACTATATCTATATACAGTACTATATTTATATATAGATTGACCGGGGTCGAGGGGTTAAATGATTTCTTGGAACTCGAGTTACGATAAACCAAATACTTTGGGGGAATTTTTATCAATATAGTTAATGCTTTGTAATATATTAATCATTAGGATTAATGCTTTGTAATATTAGATAAGTGATTGATATATAAAGAAAGGGGTGCATTTAAAAATTTTTATTTTTTTATTTTTTCAAGAAATGTGTAACTTTTCTGTATTTTACGGATCTAATATAGTATACACTATAAAAAAGTTAAGTACTGCAACAGCAAGTGCTTGACGAAATACATCCTGAGAAGGATGTGCTTAACTGAATTAATAATATAAGGCAACTCCAAGGTTGCCTCTTATAATATATATATTATATAAATATATTAATATTATTATATATGTATATTAATATAATAGTATATATACTATATATAGATATATATTAGTATTAATAATATATATTATATAAATATAATACTATATATGTATATTAATATTTAATGAGGTAGTTTATGAAGAAAAAGAAAGTAAGTATAGATCCTAAGACTAGATTATATGTATCTGAATATGATGATGAAACTAGAGAGAAGGCTATAAGCCTTTACTTAATATCTGGATCTCTTAAGAAAGCTGGAATGTTATCAGGTGTGCCTTACCGCACACTACAGCAATGGAAGACCACCCAATGGTGGAATGAAAAGCTAGCTGAAGCTAAACGTAAGTATACAAATCAGTTGGATAGTAGGTTTACTGGATTACTTCAGCACATATCTAAGCAACTTGAAGATAGGATATTGAATGGTGACTGGACAGTCACTATGCAGGGAGAGAGGATTCGACAGCCTATTAAGGCTGCGGAGTTATCTAGGATAGGTGATAGCATCTTCAAGAGTCTGCAACTTATTAGGGGTGAAGCCACATCTAATGTCAGGACACTTGAGCCTGAAGAGAAGTTAGACAAGATACGTGAGAAACTAATGTCTAACAAGAAACTAATAGACGATAAACAGGATGAGGATCATGCACTTCACTGATTTTTCTAACACTAAGAACACTATGAAACAGTATGATGCACTACGTGATGCTGTGTATCAAGCAGGTCTGCCTATACTTGAAGAAGACATTGAGCAGATATTCATAGAGTATGAAACTACTGGCGAGTTACCTGAAGAACTATCGGGTTACTTATTTAATGGAGAGATATAATTAATGGTAAGCTCAACACAAAGATATATAGACAGGCGTAAGTCTGCTCCGGGGTTTACTCCTACACAAACGAGTTCTACTGCACGTAAAGTAGTTGGTACAGCTTTGTCATTATCTCCACAAGTATATAAGCTACTTAAGATGTATGCAGAAAAACAGGGTATATCTGTAGGTGAGCTAATAAAAACTACTTATGGGGATGTAAAAGACTCTGTATTAAATATAATAGATGCAGATGGAACATCTAAACCTGTAGATATTGCTAGAAATGCTTTTGAAGGTTTAAAAAATAAATTTACAGAAAAACCTGCTGAGCGTGCAGTTGACCAAATGTTTACTGATAGCCCCGGATTTGAGGTTGACCCATCTAAATTATTTTCTGATACAAGTATGGGGAATAATCCTGCTAATCTTAACTATACTCCCGGTTATCAAACTGGGCAACTTTACTCTATGGGTGGAGGGCCGGGTGGTGGTTTTGGTGCACTACAGTCTAACGCAGGTATGGGAGGTGGTTTTGGTGCTGTACCACAAGGTCACCCCGGAATGGGGATGGCTCCGGGCTATGCGCCACAACAAGGTTTTCTTGGAAAACTAGGGGCTGGAATAAATTCTGCCGCTCCAGCAGGTATATTAGGTTTAGCTGCAATGACCGCGCTTAAGGCGTTAGGTAGACCTAGCCCACAAGAAGCTTTTGATGCCACTCTTGCACAGAATCAAGCAAGTGGTTATGGTGGTAGTCCTTGGGGTTACAGTGGAAACGCCAGACCTATGAATGTTGTTAATGCTGATGGAACTATGCGAGCATTTCAACCAGCTAAAAATGAAGGGTTTAACACTAACCGCACAGGTTGGGAAGATTCTATGGTAGGGCCAAGTGCCACTAACTTAGCTGACTGGACTACCGCTAGAGGCGGTAGAGCCGCAAGTGCTGAAGCTGCTACGCCATTTGAAGTGTATAATGAAGGTGGTAAGGACTACGTTAAAGTAGGCCCAAATAACCCACTTTATGAGCGTATGGGACTAACTAACCCTACAGGTGGAGGTGTTTCATTGAATAAATATGGTCGCTCACAGATGGCTTATCGTAATGAAATGCAAGACAAAGCTGGTGAGAATAGAGGCGGTAAATAAATCTAATCCAATTTAGCGTATTATCTGGATTAGTAAAAACAACTAATTCAATTTAAGTTGGAGAACTAATTGAAAAAGAAACAGATCACAGCAGAGTTGGTCGAGCAGTTTAGCCAAACATTTTTAGTAAGTAAATATGATGGATCATTAGATATACCTAATATACACCGAGAGTGGTGGGAAATGTGTTGCTCTAAGAATCGACTGGTATCTATAGCTGCGCCGAGGGGTTAACATCTAATTGGGCGCGTTACAAATACAATGCATGGCTCCTCTAAAAATCTTTTAATTCGGTGGACACCCTTGAAATAGGACAATACCGAGCCAAGCCTCGTACAGAGGAAGGTGTAACGACTATCCCGCAAGGGAGTACACTTCAAGTGAAGTGGAAACAGAGATTAATCTAAATAAACTACGGAGTTACTCAATGAGTAAAGCACACAAACTAGCATATGCTGCTGGATTCTTCGATGGGGAAGGTTACGTAACAGTACAAATTCGCGGAGGTCAGTATAAAGGTCACTATATTCGGATAGGTGTAAACCACGTACATCCAATACCTTTATACGAGATGCAGAGATTATTTGGTGGGACAGTTAGAAAACAGAACCCCGCCAAAGTAAAAGGAAACAGAAAGCAAAGGCACGAGTGGAGTATCAGCTGTAACAAAGCTGCAGCAGCACTAAGTCAAATGTTACCTTATATGTTATACAAAAACAAAGTGTCAGAGTTAGCGTTATCTATACAAAGTACTATGGGAACTACAATTAAAGTTTCTGACGAAATAGTAGCTTACAGGCAGTCTCTTAAAGAAGAGATTCAACGTATAAACGCATTAGATTAAAGATATAGTCTACTCTGCATGGTAACATGCAGCAGTTCAAACAAGTGAACGGGCAAGACCTAACGAGTTTTGTTGAATATAACGCATGCTAAGACTACAGCAATCACGTTAGCTTATACACTATGCTGCTTAATGTTTAGAGTTAAGCAACACGTAGTAATAATAGGTAACAATGAAGACACAGCTATTGGACATCTAGCGCACATACGAAATGAGATCTCTGAAAACCCTGACTTAAAGGACGTATTTGAAATAAATGGGTTTGATAAGGAAGGAGCTACTGAGTTAATCGTAAGATTCAATGATGGTTACCGTTTTAGGGTAATAGCTAAGGGCGCAAAACAGAAAGTACGTGGTATAAACTGGATGAATAAGCGACCAGATCTAGTTGTCATAGATGATTTAGAGGATGATGAGGCTGTTATGAACAAAGAGCGTAGGGATTCACTACGTGATTGGGTTCTGACAGCTGTATTACCCGGATTATCCAGAATATCTGGTCAGATTAGGTTTGTAGGTACAATCCTGCACGAGGATAGTATGCTTATGACTACTATAAACTCACGCGCTTGGGTAAGTAAGTTGTATAAAGCACATAAATCGTATGATAATTTTTCTGAGATGTTATGGCCTGACTTGTGGTCTGAGTCTGCACTACGTGAGATTAGACAGGTCTTTATTGATACAGGTAATCCAGAAGGTTACTCACAGGAGTACCTTAACGACCCATCAGATCAGTTACACAGCTTCTTTAGGGTAGACGATTTGATTCCTATGGAAACTTTAGATAGGCAAAGAGTTAAGACTTACTATGTAGGGGCTGACTTCGCACTATCAGATAAAACATACAGTGATCACACTGTGTTTGTAGTTGGTGGTTACGACAGTGAAGGGCAGTTGCATATAGTAGACGTACAGACTGTGCGTACTGACGACACTAATCTCATAATAGAAATGTTATTTGGTATAATAGATGCATATAATCCTGAATACTTTATTTGGGAGCAGGGTACTTTGGCTAATGCCATAGGCCCACCCTTTGAGACTGAGATGCAGCGCAGGAATAAGTTCTCTACTATAGAAACTTTCCCAGCAACTCAGGATAAAAGATTAAGGGCTGTACCTATACAGCAGAGAATGAGAGCAGGTGGTGTTAAGGTAGACATACAGGCTGAATGGTTCCCAGCATTTAGAGAACAATTACGTAAGTTCCCTAAAGCCAAGGAAAACGATGCAGTTGATGCGTATGCATGGTTAGGTAGAGGTATTGCTGAATTCGTCGAAGCACCTACTGATGAAGAGTTAGAAGAAGACGATTGGCAATCTGCATTAGATGATGCAGGTTTAAACTGGGATGACACCGGAACTGGGTATTGATGAGGAGATTTTATAGTGACAACGAGGCTGGATAATTGAACATACAAGATATATTAGCTTCTGAGAGCCTGATTGATGAAATTAGTGATAAGCAGCTAGATGAAATAGGCACAAAGATAGGTTCTTGGTTTGAGGAGGACTGCCACTCTAGGCGTGAGTGGGAAAAAAAGTACGAATCGTGGGTTAAGTTAGCCAGTCTTACAATGGAAACTAAAACACGCCCTTGGGCTGGTGCAGCTAACATTAAGTACCCACTACTAACACAGGCAGCTATTCAGTTTAACGCTAGAGTAGTACCTGCCCTCACACCTAACTCAGAGCCTGTAGGCGTTAAAGCCATAGGTGATGACCCTGATGGTCAGAGGTATGCTGGTGCTGTCCAAGTAGGGCGTCACATGAACTATCAGCTTATGACTGAGATAGAGGAATGGGAAGAAGACTTTGATAGATTAAGCCTAGTGCTTGCTATAACAGGACAAGAATATAAGAAAACATACTTCTCCTACGAGAAGTCAAGGATTGTTTCAGAATATGTAAGCGCAGCAGACCTTGTACTACACTACTGGTACAAAGATTTTGCTAAGACACGTAAGACACAGAAGGTTACACTAACATGGAATGAGTTAGTTGAGAAGATGAACTTAGGTTTGTATAAAGATTACAAAAAAGAAGACCTAGGTGAACCTGATTATAACCAAGATTCTGTTGATAGTCTACGCCAAGCATCAGATGTGCGGCACGGCTACAACCCAAGTCAAAGAGATGAGGCTACTACTGACCTAGTACTAGAGCATCATGGCTGGCTTGACTTAGATGATGATGGTTATGAAGAACCTTACCGTATTGTAGTACACCATAGATCAAAGAAAGTACTGGCTATTGAGCCAAGATTCACTGAAGAAAACTTATCTTTAGGTGAAAAAGAAGAAGTACTTATGATTGAACCTATCGAGTATTATACTAAGTTTGATATGATTCCTAATCCTGATGGTTCACAATATTCCATTGGATTTGGTACATTGATCGCACCAATTAACAATACTGTTAACACCACAATTAACCAACTGCTGGATGCAGGGACGTTATCTACTATGCAGTCAGGCTTCATAGGTAAAGGTGTTAGGTTACGTAATGGTGTGTTCTCAGTTGCTCCGGGCAAGTGGCCCATTGTTAATAGTACAGGAGGTGATCTTAAGAATAATATAGTACCACTACCTATCAAGGAACCTAGTTCAGTGCTACTATCGCTACTTAATTACATGGTACAGGCAGGTAAGGAGCTGTCAGCTACAACAGATATATTTGCGGGACAACACCCGGGTCAGAATGCCAAGGCAGGTGTAACTGCTACGGTTAAGGAAGAAGGTTTAAAGGTTTTCAACGCAGTCTATAAACGTATCCGTAGATCTATGAAGCGTGAGATGCACAAGATCTTTGCTCTTAATAAACTTTTGCTTGATAATCCACAAGGAAGTAAAACAGAACGATCAGCAGCGTTATTTGGTGTAACAGCTGAACACTATAACGTAGATCAGAATGCTTTAGAACCTAGTGCTGACCCAACTATTGCTATTAAAGAACAGCGTATTCAAAAAAATATGACCGCCTTACAGTTAGGCGGGCAGTATGGTAGTATTAATATGCAAGAAGCATTACGTAGAGTACTTGCTGATATGGAAGTAACTAATTTAGAATTGTTAATGCAAGAGCAACCACAACCACCTGATCCTAAAGTGGAAATGGAGAACGCTAAGTTACAATTAGAGAATGCTAAACTACAGATTCAAGCTGCTGAAATAGAGAGGAAGCAGAACAAAGATGATGCAGATATTCTAGCTAAGAAAGTAGATCAATCTATTGAACTGATCAAAGCACAGCAAGCTGACGAAGATAGGGATGAAGCTAGTTCACAACAATTATTATCTATAGTAAAAGATCTGGAGAAGATTCAAACAGATGCGCGAATTAAGTCAATACCTAACAGCAGACCTCCCCAGCAGGGAGAGTTATGATGAGTGGCGTAACGCCAACAAGGTAACAGAGTTTTACCATAAGTTCTTAGCTACGTGGATAGAGTCAACTATGGCTCAATACATGACAGGAGAGTTAGTGGATAAAAAATCAATGGAAGAGATTGCCATTGAAAACATACGAGTGCAAATGCGCTTGGCTATATTCAGTGAGTTACTGAACCTTAAATATGATGACATAACAGAAATGTTAGGAGTAATAACACCCGATGATGAAGATCATACCGACTGGACGTAGAGTCCTAGTAGAACGTGATGTAGTAGATGATACATTTGAAAACAGTACGATAGTACGAGTAGAGTCAACTAAAGATTCTGACCAACGTAAGCAAGCGTATGGTACAGTGATGGCTATAGCTGATGAAGCATATACAGATGTATTCGAGCGTAAGCAGTGCGGTGTAGGAGATAGAGTTATCTTCAGAGCATATGCAGGTATTCAAGCGCATCCTGAGAAGGATAATGTTATTTTACTAAATGATCAAGACATTTTAGGAATCGTAATAGATGAGTGAGTTAGAAACAAGTCCTAGTGTAGAGGACGTAAGTGAGCCAGTGAATGAAACAGAAGTTACTGCGCGTGAGATGGGTTGGCGACCAGAAGAAGAATATGAAGGCCCAGAAGGTAATTGGGTAAATGCGGATGAGTTTGTAGCCCGTGCTCCATTGTACGATGGTCTGAGTAAGCAGAAGAAGCGTATTAAACGTCTAGAGAAAGTTGTGAATGAACTCTCTACACATAATCGTAATATTACTGCCGCGCAGAAAGAAGCACGTATTAAAGAACTTGAGGTAGCGAAAGCTGAAGCAGTTATTGATGGGGATGCTAATGGTGTAGCACAAATTGAAACACACATTAAAGAAGCCGAGAATATAACTATTCCAGAGACTGGCCCTTCACAAGAATATGTCGACTTTGTTGATGATAACCCTTGGTACATAGATAATCCAGACCTTGCAGCTATTGCTGATAGGCGAGGAAAGTTTATATACGACAAGAATCCTGATGCTAACTTAGAAGATGTGTTCACAGAAGTAGCTAAGTATGTTAAAGAGAATTACATGAAAGAAAACAAACCATCAAAACGTATACCTAGTGCAGAAGGTGCATCTCGTGGTACACGTAAAGGTTCAGGTGGTAGTAGAGAAGGTAGACTGACACAAGATCAGAGCCGCATGATGAAAGAATTCATTTCGCTAGGTGCAGTTAAAGATAAGGCGGAATACATAGATCAGCTGGAAGCAGCTGGAATGCTAGGAGAATAGGCTAATATGACTAAGCAGAAAAACACAGGTACATCTCGTAACCGAACCAGAAGTAGGGAAGAACTACTAGAAGAACGGCGTAAAATACGCAGCGACTTAGGTGCATTTAAAAGTGTCTTATCAACTCCAGAGGGAGAAGAGTATGAGCACTTACATTTTCGATGGGTTAACAATGTTGATAATCGCATCGAGTATTTCCAGAGACTTGGATGGCAACTATTTGACGGATATAACGTACAAGTAGGTGACCCCAACACAGCTATGGAACAAAACATAGCAGGTGAGTCAGGAGCTACAGTACCAGTTGGCAAAGGAACGATTGCACACTTAATGTGTATACCTAAAGAAGAATGGGCTATTGACCAAGAGATCAAGGAGAATGAGATCCGCAGGTTAGAACAATCAATGGATTCTAAGATGACCCAGGATGGGTTAGATAGGTTCGGTGCTCAGAAAACCAATAGGAATATGCAAGGCCGTTAGCAATTGTTAAAGTTTAAAAACAATTAATGGAGTCTTAATTGGTTCCTGCTTAATAACGTATCGGAGATAAAAAATTGAGCAATGTAGATCGACCGGGTGGTTTTGTGCCAGTAGGCCACCTTCAAACAGGTTCATATAACGGGCAAGCACGAGAATATCGAGTGGCTTCTGCTTACGGAACAGCCTTAATGGTTGGTGATCCAGTCAAGTTGACCGGAACAGCAGACGCTACCGATGGTGTAGCAACAGTAGAGCAAGCAGCCGCAGCTGACATCAAGGTTGGTGTTATCGTAGGTATTAAAGTAGATCGAGCAGTTCCTGCTACAGAATATCCGGGTTATATCCCAGCATCTACAGGTGGTACTGTATATGTCTGTGATGATCCGTATGTTATTTTTGAAGCGCAAGAGGATGGTACTTCTGCTGTTACAGTAGTAGGCCAAACTTTCGATCATCTTATGACTGCTGGTGATACAGACACAGGGCGTTCCAACGCTGAGATTGATACTTCTGACATAGGTGTAGGCGCAGGTTGGGTTATCCTAGGTTACTCGCGTCGAAATGACAACGAGATTGGCGAACACGCTAAGATGCTAGTGATGATCAATGAGCATGCGTATAAAGCAGCGATTGCTGGTGTATAGGAGATAATTAAATGAGTGGAATAATTTCAACAAGTAGTTTTGGACGCGCTTTATGGCCCGGAATCAACAGCTGGTATGGTAAAGCATACGGTGAGTATCCGGTACAACATACAGATCTTTTTGATACCTTTAAAACGTCTCGTGCGTTTGAAGAGGATGTCGGTACATCTGGTCTGGGTCTTGCTAAAGTAACAGGCGAAGGCGAAGCGGTACAGTATGAGGGTGAACGTCAGGGTTTTGTTACTCGCTACACCCCACAACAGTATACGCTGGGTTTTATCATCACCGAGATCATGATGGAAGATGATCTATATGCAGTAGTTGGTGAGAAGAAAGCTAAAGCTCTTGCTTTTAGTATGCGTCAAACCAAGGAAATCAATGGTGCTAACATTTACAATCGTGCCTTTAGTGGTTCGTATGTAGGTGGTGATGGTGTAGCTTTATGCTCTGCCGCACATCCAAATGTATCAGGTGGAACTTGGTCTAATCTAGCGTCTAGTGATATGTCAGAAGCTGCTCTTGAGCAAGCGTGTATTGACATCTCCCGCTGGGAGAATGATAAGGGTCTTAAGATTGCAGTAATGCCACGATCCTTACACATTGCACCTGACCTAGCTTTTGATGTTCATCGCATCCTTGAGTCTGTACAGCGTTCAGGTACAGCTGATAATGATGCTAATGCATTAAACAACATGGGTAAGTTTCCGGGTGGAGTTAAGGTTAATCACTACTTCACTGATAC